GAGCTGACTTCTTAAAAAAGTACGGCAAGAGATGGGCAGAGGTTGAGGCTCTTAGGGTCAAGCTGGAGAAACAGGAGAAAGAGTTTCAGAAAGCATTTGACTCTGATCTATCGAGGGCTAGGTGGGCGCAGTTCTGGTGCTTTGCTGTGGCTGGTTGGATTGCTTATTTTTTAGTATGGGGATATAAATAATGTTTACTCTATTAACAACTCTCGTTTCATTCCTAGCCGGTGGCTTACCAAAGCTGCTAGATTTTTTCCAAGATAAATCAGATAAAGCACATGAGATGGATCTCGCTAGACTCCAAATCGAACGTGAGCTAGAGATGCGTAAGGCTGGCCTAGCATCCCAAGAGCGCATCGAAGAGATCCGCACAGAGCAAATTGCAATACAGTCAGCAGAGAAAGAGCGTGAGTCACTCTATTCCCATGACATCGCTATCGGTCAAGGTGCATCTACATGGGTCATCAACGCTCGTGCTATGGTGCGCCCAGCGATTACCTATGGAATGTTTGTCCTCTTTGCTTTCGTAGAAATCTTTGGTTTCGTATATGCTTGGAAGACAGGAGTTGACTTCAGCATTGCATTAGACGTGCTTTGGGATAACGAGACTCAAATCATTTGGAGTTCTGTAGTCGCTTTCTGGTTTGGAACCCAAGCATTTTCTAAGAAATGAGACTAAGCCACAAAGTTATTGAGATGATTCGCCACCATGAAGGGGTGCGAGTAAAACCATACCAATGTCCAGCATTACTGTGGACAGTTGGTGTCGGAAGAGTAATAGATCCCAATCACATAAAGGTGAAACTTGAAGAGCGTAAGAACCTACCAATCCCAGAGGGGTGGAACAGAACCCTCAGCATGGATGAAGTTAACAAGTTGCTTGAAGAAGATTTACAGAGATTTGAAAGCGGGGTACGCAGACTATGTCCTGATGGGCTTACTCCTGGGAGGTTTAGCGCACTCGTCAGCTTTGCCTTTAATGTTGGATTGGGTAATCTTCAACGCTCAACGCTAAGAATGAAACACAATCGCGGAGACTTTGAGGGTGCCGCTGAGGCCTTTCTCGATTGGACAAAGGCTGGCGGCAAGGTTCTCAAAGGTTTGGTATCAAGGCGCAATGATGAACGCGCTCTCTACCTAAGCAACTCCATCTAATACTTTCTTACGATTCTGCTTTGCGCTGGTCATTATGACCATCTGGATGGGCGAGAGCATCTCGATGGTGTCCTTATTCAGCGTGTTGAACTCCAGCAGTTTCTTTTGTTTATCAGCTAGAGCCAGCTTAGAGTTGGCTACTTTATCCGCAACTGTGTTGTATTGGCTAATAAACTCTTCAATGTTTTTACACTCGATGGCATCCTTGCCGGGTATCTGTAGCCTAACTGACCCCGGAGGTGGGAGTGTTGTATTTTTACCACTACTAGGGATGTCCTCTTTAATCGAGTTCAGATCAACTTTCGGTGTGGGTGTAGGGATAGGTACCCCAGCGAGCTTTGGAATCGAATCTAGGGGGTTTCTAGCGGTTCTAGAGGCAGCGTTACCATCATCATCCTCTGGTGCTATACCGCAAGCTGATAAAAGTTGTCCTCTCCGAGCATAGGTCAATGCTGACATATACCCTTGGGCATCTTGCTTACTAGCTGGGAAGTGGAGCTTACCAGCAGATAGCATCTCACCAGATTCGTGTAAGAAGATAGTCTCTACGATTACTCCAGTATCAGACTCATGGGTATTTTGAATAAGGGATATCCCATTGTTGTTTAAGGCATCCTTTACAGCATCTACGCAAGCTGAGAGGTTAGCGTATCTAGAGCTGAAGTAAGGGTTAGCTGCATCCTTTCGTGCTGGTTCAAATTCTTTTTGGGCTTTAACCAATGCTGTGGCGAGTAGTTTCATTTAAGACCTTTAATTGTTAATGTTGATTGACGAATTGTGTAAGCATCCTTTGCTGGCACTATCTTGGCTAACTGAGCTTTGTAGCTACGTTGTGGCCACGTTATCTGGTAGTTACCAGCGATGGCTACAGTATGGCTTTTCATAATATTCATAATTTCTGTCTGTGCCTTTTGGTTCTCTTCCTCAAGCGTTGAAATTTTCTGCTTGTTTTCCAAGATTAATTTAGCCAACTCAGTGCCATAATCATCCAAGGTTACAGGCTCATCAATCGAGCCAGCCGAGAATGTTCTTGCTGCATCCTTTGGGTTAATGGCCAAGTAGTGGTCTATGCCACCAGTATTCTTGTACCGATCCAACCGATCCTGGAAGTCCTTACAAGTTCTCTCGATGAGATCCAAGGTCTCTGCGTGTGGCGCAAACAGAAAGATCCGCAACTCTGTGCCGCGATACAGCACAGCAATCGCGCCCCACGATGCCTTGGTGATAGCCATCTGAGCTTGCAGCTGTATAGGCCCTCTGTACAAGGGCAAGACATCCTCGGCATCCATTGCGGTTAGCTTGGCCTCCAGCACTCCTGTACCCTCTAGCTTGATACTATGCTGACCCACCACATAGATACCACGCTCTGGATCGGTGAAGACCTCCTCCATGGATCCTGTGGCTGTGCCATCTAGGCTGCATGAGATTGGCCACTTATCGTGAAAATATGGTTTCTCGTGGTTAATCTCCAGTTGGTGGCAGCCAAGCCTATGCGCTGCCTCGGTCAGTATGGTTGGCTCTAGCTTGTTGCCCCAATCCATTGACTCGTTGCTGATGTTTTCTAATTCCTTACCATCGATGGCTGCAATACTTGAAAGCAACTCATCGTTAGGCGAGCGATACTGGCTCATCCCACAAACCGCTGGGAGGCGGCTTGCAGAGAGCATATCGTTAGGGGTGACCTTTCCTACCATGTAATTCTCCTTATTATTTTTTAGCTACAGCTGTTGGTGAACTCATAAGCCAATATCGTTTCCACTTGTGGGTTCGATCTAGGCCATCATGCTCGAACTCATCAGCAATCTCATAACCTCTTCCTCTAAGGAGGTGTATGTAATGTGCCAACCTAGTAATGCCATAATTGGTAATAGCATCCCAAGAAGTAATCCCAGCAGACTTCTTCTTTTTAAGGTGCGCCAATACTGTTTGAAGTTGTGTATCATTTTTGCTCACGTTTTTCATTCCTTGAAAGTAAGTTGCGGTACATTTCCCATTTCTTTTGATAGCGGATGCATTCGGATGGGGGCTGAAATCCATGCTTGATAAATGTGGCCATTACATCGGTTTTCTGCGATGGCACATAGTGCTTGTTGATGTCGGTAAAAGACATAGTTCTCCTTATGAAAGTGCCACGATTAAGATAAATGCAATGACCGAGAGCGTGGCGATAACTCGGTCAAGGATGCTGTCCTCCGGCTTGTACTTGTACAAGTCTTTGGAAGATTGGTTGTGTTGGTTCCATGCTTTCATTTTTTTAGACTCTCCATAAATTTCTCGGCCATGCGCTCTCTGCGCTTGCGCTGCCATCTTGCGTAGAACTGGGTGTTCTGCACAACAGCACAGATACCCAAGACCAGCCCAGCAATCACAAGCAAGGTGCCTGTGATGTACATCAGGGCGAGAATAGTATTGATTAAATCAAGCATATTGCACTCTCCTTAATAGTTTGCCTACCTGGGCGGGATGCCATACATCTAAACCTGTGGCGGTCTTGATACCGCGTATCTCTAGCTCGGCTGCAACTGTACGCAGATTGGTTCCGACTTTACTGACAATATCTTGCAAAGAAGGCGCGACTTTTTTGCAATATGCTTCACATCGGTCGCTAATTGCTTTCAAACCAGCCTGAGAACCGATCTGTGGAGCTGGTGAACCCAAGACAGTACCGCGAGCTTTGGCAGCTGCTAGAGCTGATTTAGTACGCTCAGATATCTTCTTGGCCTCCCACTCAGCGAACACAGCAGCCATCTGCAAAAAGGTGCGGTCAGCCTCTGGCATATCAGCCGCTACGAATTGAACATTGGACTCCAACAGGCCAGAGATAAAGTGAACATTACGAGCGAGACGATCCAACTTAGCGATAACGAGTGTGGCTTTCTGTTTCTTAGCTAATGCAAGAGCTGCTGCCAACTGTGGGCGATTGTTCTTACGGCCAGACTCGATCTCGGTAAACTCAGCAATGATTTCTTTGCCAGTTAAGAAAGCCTGTACAGCAGAGCGCTGTGCCTCTAAGCCAAGGCCTGATTGACCCTGGCGCTGTGTTGATACACGATAGTAGGTGACGTACATTATTGGTACTCACGCACAAACTTGCGAGCCTCAGATTCGTTTTTGGCTTGATAGTCGGCACATATTGGGCATTCATCGCCATTATCAAAAACTGCAATCCATGCGCCTGGAATGGTGGCTTTGATGCGAGCGTTGTAGCGCTCTGGTTCTAAATAAACTTGAACTAATTTCATGGTTAACTCCTCTATCTGGGTGGTTAAGCGATATCGCTAGAAATGAATATACCAAACTATATCTAGTTTTAATAGTAGGTGTTTACCCTAATCTTATTACGCTATATTTAGTCTACAATCAGATATCTCAACCAAAAGAGGCCAACAATGACCGAATTAAAGCCATTCCTGGTGCGACTGCGCCCAGACGTTAGAACATTGTTAGAACAGACTGCCCAGCAACGTAAGAAACCTATAGCTGTAATCATTAATGATGAGCTGCGGTCTTCTCTTTCAAAGCATGGAGACTTATCGCAACGTCTTAACAAGATGCTTGCGTGATTGTCCTAGAGCTGCCGTTCCCACCATCGGTCAATACCTATTATCGTAGGGGCGCTCATTCCACCTACATGAGTAAGGCTGGGCGCGAATACAAGCAAGCTGTGGCCGAGTACATAGCGAGCGGAGACTTCCCTAAGATGGGTGACAAGAGGCTCTGTGTCAGTATGGTTATCTGGCCAAGAGATAGAAGGGTCTTTGATTTGGACAATCGTTTAAAGTCGGTGCTAGATAGCATCCAAGATGCGGGTCTTTTCCATTCCGATAGCCAGGTGGACGAGCTGTGCATCTATCGTGGCTCACACATTGTGCCGGGTGGATCAATTAAGGTAATGATTGAAGAGATTAAATGAACTATTTAAGCGTATGTAGCGGAGTTGAGGCAGCGACAGTTGCTTGGCATCACATGGGATGGAAACCAGTTGGCTTTAGTGAAATAGAAAAGTTCCCATCACAAGTATTAGCGCATCACTATCCAAGCGTTACCAATTTTGGTGACATGACAAAATACAAGGAGTGGGATATCAATGACACAGTTGGACTTTTGGTTGGAGGAACTCCATGCCAATCATTCTCAGTTGCCGGACTCAGAAAAGGACTTGAAGACCCAAGAGGAAACCTTGCCCTTACCTATGTTGGAATTCTTGACAAGTTTAGACCCAAGTGGTTCATATGGGAAAACGTGCCGGGTGTCCTCAGTTCAGGCGGTGGAAGGGATTTTGGTTCCTTTCTCGGAGCGGTGGCAGAATGCGGGTATGGGTTCGCATATCGGGTGCTTGACGCTCAATATTTCGGAGTCGCACAGCGCAGAAGAAGAGTGTTTGTTGTCGGACATCTTGGAGATTGGAGACCTCCCGCACAAGTTTTATTTGAGTCCGAGAGCTTGCGAAGGGATACTCCGAAGAGCAGAAAAAAGGGGGAAACAATTACCACCTTTGCTACACCAAGCGTTGCTAACTGTCTCCAAACAACTTGTAACGACTACTCTAGAGCAGATGGATTCAATATGATTTGTACAGAACATACTGGCCCTTTGACTGCAAGAGACCATAAAGGCATAAGTTCTGATGACTGTAATCCAACAATGATGAAGTTAGTTGCGTATGAAAACCACCCATCCGATAGCAGAGTAAAAGAAATGGGCGAGGTATGCCAAACAGTAACCAGTACATGGGGTTCTGGCGGTGGCAACATACCTTTCGTGCAAAATATTGCTTATGAATGGCATAACCAAGATAGCAGAATTAAAGCAATTCAAGTTGCTGCTACATTAAATTGCAATGCTGGTGGCAGAGAAGGACATTTAGTACAAAGTTTGCCTATTGCTTTAGCAAAAAATACTATTGGAAGACAGCCTATGAATGGTGGTAATGGCAATGGTTTTACTGAGAATGGTCCGATGTATACGCTAAATGCTACTGGTGTTCATGGGATTGCTTATTCTTTTGACAGTTTGGCTAGTAATTCAATGAAATCATCAAATCCGCATAGTGGATGTAGGAAAGTTGAGTTATCCAAGACGATTGACACAACCTACCCATGTCCAAGTAAAAACCAAGGCGGCATAGGAATAATGCAAAGCATGGCAGTACGCAGACTGACCCCAGTTGAGTGCGAGAGATTACAGGGTTTTCCTGATAACTACACAAACATTAGAGAAAACTGCCCAGACGGCCCAAGATACAAAGCAATGGGCAACTCAATGGCTGTGCCGGTGATGCGATGGATTGGTGAACGAATAAACAGGCTAGAGCATGGGTCTACACGATAAAGACATATACACGTTGGCTGTACAGGCTGAGTCCAGTATTACTGGCAAGCGCTGGTGCAGTAATTGTCAGTACAGCATAAACATTGAAGGTGGCAATTGGAAAGTAAGCGCAAAGGGAAGAGTCAGGCGGTGGATGTGCAAGGATTGTTACAGACGGAAAATGGAGAGGGAGACCAAGTAGATGTATTACGACTCTCATGTTTCGCTTGTGGTCAACTTCACCCAGCATCCAGGCTGGTTCGTTTGCCGGATGGCAGAGAGGTTGGATCCTATTCAAACGAATATCGCGTGTACTGCGAGGCCAAATGGGTCTTTCGAAAGTTTAGATCCAAGCGAACTCGGCAACTGTACTTATCGCAAGTGGCAGATGTGCGTGGTGAGGCTGGCTATGCTGAACTGTACGCAGCCATGTTAGATATCTGGAAGAGAAAGCAAGAGCAATGAGAACAGTCTGTTGGTTTAGTTGTGGAGCTGCGAGTGCTGTGGCCACCAAGATAGTTTTAAAAGAGGCTGTTGGAGAGGTGGTCATAGCCTATACAGAGGTTAAAGAAGAGCATCCTGATAACAAAAGGTTTTTAGCTGAATGTGAGCAATGGTTTGGCCAAAAGATTGAGGTTCTTGGTAATGACTTTTACGATAGGTCAATCTATCGGGTGTTTGAAAAGAATTACATTCGCACACCAAAGGGCGCACCATGCACCAGGGCATTGAAAAAGCAGATCAGAGAGCGCTTTGAAAAGCCAACAGACCGGCAAGTGTTTGGCTATACAGCAGAAGAGCAAGCTCGATTGGATCGGTTCATAGATGCCAATGCTGATGTCAATATTTGGACTCCATTAATTGATAAAGGTTTAGGCAAAGAGGACTGTTTAGCCATCCTTAAAAATGCTGGTATCGAGTTGCCAGCCATGTACAAACTTGGGTATCACAATAACAACTGCATCGGCTGCGTTAAGGGTGGCATGGGCTACTGGAACAAGATAAAGATTGACTTCCCAGAGCGTTTTGACCGCATGGCAAAGCTCGAAAGATTTAAAAAGCAAACTATATTCAAGGATAGATATCTCGATGAGTTAAAGCCAACAGACGGCAACTATCCACAAGAGCCAAACATTGAATGTAGTATTTTCTGTCAAATAGCAGAGCAAGAGTTAAAAGAATGATTTGTGTCAATGATGGCTGTGATAGCCACGAGATTAAGGTGGCGGAGACCAGAGCGCATGAGACTAAGAACTGGATTAAGAGACGTAGAGTCTGCAAGCAATGTCATTGTTCTTGGTGGACAGTTGAGATGGGAGAATTTGAGTTGAAAGATAATACTTTACAAAGCCATGGCTAATCTGCTAAAACATCAACTTGGGGCCATAACCCAGCCCTTGAGAATGGAGCATCACCAGACTCAGATAAACGTAGTCGAGTCAGAGGGGAAGACCAGCGAACAGCTCGGACCCAGCACTCTGAAGGCAATCAGTCCTAGACATGACGATAAACAATCGATGCTCTCTGAAAAGAGATATCTCGCTTATATAAGCGGGTGAGGTTCTATTCAAATGAATTTTGATATCCCCAAGAAACCTAAGTTAAAACTAAAGCCAAAGCCACAAGACCGAAGGCAGATAGCGATTGTGCCATTGCGAGCTGTGATGGATAAGAGCCTGAGTCTTGGGGCGCTCAGAGTTCTTTGCATGGTGTGTGCGTATGCGAACCGAAGTGGGATTACATGGGTTGGTCAAGAGAGATTGGCTAAGGATTTGAGTGTTAGTCGCAGAACTGTTACCAGCCAGAT